TTTTCTACTGTGCAGGCTGTGTCTAAAGAATGTTAACAAAAAAATGGAGAACTGTTAATAGCCCTCCATCTCCTAATTATTTTAGCTTCACCGCTATGTCTATATCTATCTTTGTTTTGGGGTTTTTGTTCGATATGTCGTGCTCTATAGCCTTGACCCCCCATCTGAAAAACAAGAACTTTTTCTTCCGAACTGTGATAACTCCCGTTATCGTGTCCCTACCTTGGTAACTAAGTTCTGTACTGTCTTGCTTAACCCTTGCTTGTATCGTGTTCCATGCGTCCCGGTATTCCGCTATAAGTTCCCCAGCTACAGTATCGGTACGCACCACCTCTTTTATTACGGTCTTGGTAACGGTACGGGTTGCAGAAAGCGCGTCCTTCACCCGGACATTAAGCGCGTCCACCTCTTTGTAGAGGTCTGCGTTCGTCTTCTTTAGCTCCTTGTGCGACATCTCTAAGGCTTTACGCTTCACTGCCGCATCTCCGAGCTTTGTTTTATACTCTATTTGCGCATCGTTCATCGCCTCGACGTTACGTTCTAAACGTCCTATTTCGGCTCTTTGCCTCCTTATGGTGTCTACCATCTTGGTTACCGCACCAAACAGCACCATAAGGACAGCAAAGCCTATAATTATCTTTTGTAATTTATTCATAGCGTATCGCATTAATACGGTTCATCCATCCTTTACGGTATTTCTCGTTTTTGGGGCGCGCCTTGCATATTTCATCGATGAACTTTGCCCTATCGTCTTTAATCATTTTAAAGAGCGTAGCCGCGTCCATAGCGTTAAGGGCTGCAATGGTCTGCTTACCTACAATACCGTCCGCCTTGACGCCTAAAAGACGTTGTGGGCGCTTTATACCATGGGACCCCGAAGCCCAAACCCAATCAACTAATATATTTGCTACCGACTGGCTTTTGATTTCGTCGGCTTTCCACCTATCCCAGTACAAGGACTTGAAAACATCGTACCATTCGGCATCGGATATGTTTTTCAAGTCATCAACGGTAGGGGCCTTTTGCCCCTTCCGCTTCTTGTATTCGGTGAATGTGCCTATAGTGATACCTTTGTTTGTTGCACCCCCTAAGTCGTCGGGGTCATTAACGAAACCGCCTTCCCACTGTAGAATGAACGGTATTAATTTACTGCTGTTCGCCATCTTCTTTCTCCTTTTCTTCTAAGGGTATTTCAAATCCGCCATCCTTAATCTTTTTCTTAAGTTGGAAATACTTGCTATTTGCTATGCTGTTTAACACCTTCACAAATTCATTTCCCGGCTGCACTACCCTAAGGTTTCTTGTTATGTTACGCGCGTATATAATAAGGAATATACCTGTGAGCACCTTTACTAAAAGCTTGTAATCTATCCCAGGTTCTAACATATTGCATGTGAGCGCCACAAAGAATAGAATCGCATTGGTTAAAAACAGCTCCTTAACCGCCTGCATAGTCTTTTTGTGCTTGTAGGGCTTTCCTTTCGCCCTGTCTGCCAAATAACCTGCCAGCCAGTTCAACGTGGTAACGATAACCACTAAAAATATAAAGTCCCGTATGTCCGTAACTACTGTCAGAACGGTAACAGCAAAAAACATGCGGAAATAGGTCTCTAATTGTTCTATCACTTGATTAGCCCTATACGGGTGTTCGATACTGTACATGCCTTTATAAACCCGTCCGCCTTCATTTGGCAAATCAACGGCTCTATAAAAAGGTCTGCTTTGCCCCGTTCGGCTTCAAACCTTTTAACCTTGCTTGTATCGGGAACTACTACCGAGCCGCCGTATGTCTGAATCTTCATACCCGTGCTCGTACTGTTTTGGTCCGCTATTTGCAAATACCGCGCGAACGCGTAATAACAAATAACCTTTTCAAGTCCTGCGAAGTTAGACCCGTCCGGGATATATTGCCCCGGAACAGCCTCATACATGCTGTCAATCTGCGGCAATATATCGAGTAGGTCTGCCTCGAAGAATGCTTTTTCTATTTTGTTGTCTTTAACGTCCGTCGCTATCTCAAACAACTGGCGGAACAACGCTATTGGGTATGCCATCTTCTTCCTCAAATTTATTATTAATTTCTGTTATGGACGGGTCAACCCCGAACACTTGGTGCAGCTCGCGCGAAATGCGTTGACGTATCTTTTGCAAGCTATTGCGATAGACCTTTTGCAGCTCCTTTATGACCTCGCCTGAGGCGTTTGAGTAGGTCATCAGCGAACTGTCAATAAGGGGTAACGGAATGTTATATGCAGCTATCGCGATATCCTTTCTAAGGGGTTCTACATACGCCTTGTACAGCTCCCTATCTATAGGACTGCCTAACTGGTCAACCTTGATAAACGGTTTGTCCGTAGCTACGTTTTCATCTCTCACCGTAAGAACAGAGCCGGCGTTCTCGCTACCCATCATTTCGGCTAATGTATCGCGGAACTCTTGTTGCGCCTGCTCGGTCTCGAAATCACCGTGCGACACGATGCTACACATGTGGAAGCCCCTGCCCAAAGTACGGTTAACATACTTGCCGTTCTTGTCCTCCGCGCCCATCTCGTTTCGTACCGAATGGAACGTACTAAGGGGGTACGGTCGGGTTGTTCCGAGGTTCACATATAGTAGCTGCCCCTTATGGTTTTCAATACCGCCGCACTCCTCAACCTCCGATGCGAAATTTTCCGGGTCAAAGGTCGGATACACCGTGGAGTTCTGCGCGCTGCTTGTTGCCTTGACGTTCTGCCTGTCCCAGTTGTTAAAAACGCGCCATCTCTTTATGGTAGGGTCTTTCAAATAATTGTCGTTCATCTCGGCACGGACATACTCAAACGGAACGTTGTACACGTTTCGGGGCTTGTAGCCTTCGGGTGTCAAACCGTATTGGACTATCCAAGCCCAGCCCCTAAAACGTGCAACATCGTTTGCCGTAGCTTCTAAAACATCGTCCATATTACAGCCGTTCCCGTTTGTTATTGCCGCGAAATCTTCGTTTTTGAATCCTTCGCAAATAATGTTCTCGGTCATTTTTTCAACCGCTGCCGTAGCTGTCTTTGAAGCGTATATAAGTTCTGCTATCTCCTGCGGATATAAGTTGCCGTCACCGTAGTTAATAATCTTATCGCCCGTATTAGCGGACAACTTAAGCGCCTTTTCGACAACAAGCGCGAAACGTCTGTAACCTATCATATTTAATTCTCCTCTTTATTGATTTCTACGAAGCAATCAGCATAAGCCGGGTTTTCAGTCATGAGGCGTTCCGCGATTTCGTCAGTCATGTTCGCACTCTTATACACAACACCATCGACGTAATGCACGATACGCGCCCCGGGCTTCATTGCCCATCTGTAAACCACCTTAGTTAAATACTTCGTTTCATACCACAAAGATAAATATTCCATATCCATATGGCAATTAGGGTCAAGTTTTAGCCCGGTCATTGCGTAATATGTATCCAACTTTTCTTGTAATGTTGCAACCTTCGGTTCAACAACAACGGGTGCAGCGCTTTCGCCCTGCCCCGTAGCATTTGTTTTTTCTTCTGCCATTTTCTTTTTTATTTATTATTCTGCTGGTGTAGACAACGCGTCATAATCTGCTCTACTCAAATAGTGAGCCGTTGTTCCTACCTGCCAATCCTCAACGCCAAACGTGTATGTCATATTCGCGCTCGCGCTTGAATCGGCGGCTATCTCGGTGCAAACCAATGGAGCACCCAAACCATAAACTCGTATTCTATCGCCGTGGTCTACAGCTATTACAAGCTCCGCGCGTTCCATTGTACCAACAACCCCCAACGGTGCAGAACTGCTCGCAATTGAGTAGCTTCCGGAAAACGATTTGAACGTAATCGCCACATCGTATGCCCCAGGCATAATGTCCTGCGACTTCAAACCGACCGTAACAACCAGGGAGTTGTTAACCGTGGTAACGTCATAGCCCACTGCCTTAGGTTTCCGAGTTATTGTGGCCATACTCCCAGACGTTATCGTAAAACTCGCTATATCCGCAGCGTTTAGAATCTTTGCCGATACGGGTCTACTCAAGTCCGCGTTCGCCGGAGCACCACAAGGCATAGCCAAAGTAGAGGCTATTTTCCCAATACATGCCATATTATTTTTCCTTTCTTTTTTAGTTAATTACTATCCTACTGCTGCCGCCAAAAGGTCAGCATATACAACATCTCCTGCCCTTATCGTATCTTCCCCGATAACGTTTTCGGGCGTCTCCAGTGTTATTGTAGCCCACCCTCCGTTATCGTGCGAATTGCTTTCTACTCCCGTTGCGGACATACCATAGTACAAGCCGTAGACCTCCGCGGCAGCCCGGCCGCACCATTTAGCCACTATGACAAACGACCCGTTAGCGAAAGCATCCATTGCAAGCCTGGCCGTAGTATCAGTGTTCGCGGTCATAGTGATGCTTGCCGAATGTGAGTGGGCATTGGGCGCACCGTCGTTTATCTTTAGCGAAGATGACACTACTAACGACCTCTTCACGGTGTCAATCTTAAAAGGTTTAGCCCCACTTACAAGAGTAAGAGCCATAACTACGGCGGTGGATGATGCTACCGTGTAGCTCTCTATGTCCGCTTTATTAATAATAACTGCGCTCTCTAAACCAGTCGCGCCACTGTCGCAATCATAGGCAATTGCGCTTGCCAATTTTGAAATACATGCCATAATTAAACTGATTTAGAAATTATTGTACTAACTGCCTCTGCTGTGACAACTCTCGCACTGTTTCCTGCCGAACCTTCGGGGGAAGCCAATGTGATTGTGGCCATCTTAGCGTTAGCGTTAGAATCAAAGTCAGCCGACGAGCATTCAAGGGGCGATGTATTGCCAAGCACCGTAAAATCGCCGTCATTGAACACAACAAGAACGTAGAACTTACCCGAAACCACAGAGTTAATGAAGTCACGAGTATTGTAATTATACAGTAATTTGAACGACACCGACGCGTCTATACGTGCCGAAACATCTGTAGTTTTTAGAGATGCCGTTACCTGTATGTTTTGCTTATACCCTTCTATCCTGTACGACTTTGCGTTTTCTGCGAATGCCGCCGTCATCATAACCCCAGTCGCATTGTACGTAAACTTAACGTCTTCCGCGTGCATTAGGTATATGTCCCTAACACCGACCTGCGGAATCGTACACTCTACAGCAATACCGGAAGCAAGTTTATTTAAACAATTTTTTGCCATATTATTTGAAATAAAAAAAAAGGGCTGGGTTAATATCCCAACCCCTTTTATTAGTAAATGATTTTATTTATTTATGCTTTCGCTGTCAACCACAACTGCATTTTCTCGGGCGCTACCAACATAGCATCAGCCGCGAACAAAGTCTGTGAGTAGTAGTTTCTGCTCTTTGCGTCCTGGATGAACGGAGCGATAACGGTACCAGCGCTTTCCAGTGCAATCTGAATGTTGTCCTTCGGAGTGAACGCGATAAACGCGGTGTCCAAGCCGTCAACCGTTGCAGCATTAGAAACGTGTCTCAACTCGTTAATCTTGTAACCCTCGAAGTAATACACCGGGCGACCGTCTACGATGTCGGACTGCGCTACACTGTTATCACGTGTCTGCAACAAGTTCTTATACAAGCGCATAACGTTAGACGTAACGAAGAATTCCGAGTTGTCCAGTGTATCGGGGCGCTGTGCGTCGATAGCTCCACGCAATGCAGCGAGAACGCCATTAGTATCGAGAACCAACACCTTTTCGGTCATTGTGCTGTCCTTGTACTGCTTGATAATACCGCCGTTAGTGAAGATACCGTAACCAGTTGCTTCTGTCGATACGTTACCGTCCAACCAAGCAAGGCGAAGCAAGTCAGCCTCCAATACCTTCAATACTTCGGACTGGATAAAACCAGCCAATTCGGTTTCAGAGAAGTTATCATCAAGGTTGATACCCTTTGCAACCATCTTACCCCACAAGCTCTGCAAGCAAATCTCAATAGGCAGTTCGATAGGTGCGTGCTGGTAATACTTAACCTTGTCGGCTACGCTATTGTAAAAGTATTCACCGTTACATCCTGCTGATTTACGCAGCGCCTTGTCGGCTGCTGTAAGGGAAACAACGGGCGTACCGTTAGGGATACCGTTCATTACTGTAATGCCTTGTGAGATTTCACCAGCAAGGCCGACGGTCAAAGAGATAACCTCGTTAAGTGAGTTGAGGTTTAATTTGTTAAGGTCTGTAAATGTGAAAGCCATAATCTTTTGTTTCTAGTTATTTGTTGTAAAATCTTTTAGCTGCTTCTGCTACAGCCTCTTTTGATAATTTTGTTTCTTTCTTCTTCGGCATGTTAACCGGGGGCACACCGGGTTTCGCTGTCGCTCTGCTAAATTGAGCTGTCATAGCTTCCAGCGATGCGGCAAGTGCGGTAACCGACGCTTCCAAAGCTGCTATACGGTTTGCAAACTCTTCGGGTACATCGGCGGTAGCCGGGGCTTCGATTTTTACTTCGCTGTCCTCTTCTACCTTAGCTTCTACGTTTTCAATAACACCGTTTGCAATGGTGATAACCAATACACCGTCCTCTACTGCAACTTCTACTTTGCCGTCCGGGTGGGCATTGCCTTCGCTATCGAAAACCTTGTCACCGATAGCCATTGTTTCGCCTGCTGCTTCAATAGTGATGCTTGCGCCGTCTACGGTCTCAACCGTCTCGGTTGCAAAACTCGACTTCTTGAATAGAGAAGCGAAAGAACTAAAAAATTTGTTCATCTTCTTTTCGTTTTGATTATTAAATAAGCTTGTGGTGGCTGCTGGCAGACCTACCAAATCGCATGAGTATAACTCAAAAAATTCGGTAACGTCCAGCACATCACCGTTTAATGTCTGATTGTTGATACCTACCACCGAAACGCCCAGCATATCGGGTTCGTTCTTTATCATCCCGGAGATGAATTTTGTCTCTGATGGGTAGGCAGCTTGTAAGGCTTCGGACAACTCCAAATCGGCATATGCTACGCCGTCCTCATAGACGAAGTTAGTGAATTTCCCTAAATACCCGTCCAGCATATCCGCCCCGTTGTGGGTGCGTCTGCAATGGATAGGCTTTAGGTTGCCGAGCGTTACAACGCTTTGAACTGCGGTCTCCGTAATGACTAACGGAAATTCCTTGCCTTCGTATGTCCCGAAATTGGTAGTAACCCCGGCTTGGATAATTCTAAGTTTTCTAAATTTCATATAATTTGTCTTTGTTGTATCACGTGCAAAGATAGGCAGTATATAGTAAACTGCCATCTCTGTACGAGTTGATTAATATTAGAAAGTTGCGAAGCCCTTGACTACCGACACGTCATTTTGTCCTGCGCTGATATCCTGCACCGATACAACCGGGTTAGGCATGGCCATAACTGCGTCGATAACTACCCCCGCGAGCTGGTTAATGCTTTCGCTTGATAACTTCATGCTCTCCGTTTGCTTCACTACGCGGTTTGCCTCGTAAAGTCCGGAAACCATACCGCCGTCAGCAAACTTGTAAAGTCCCGAGGTACTGAACGAATTGCCCCCGTGTGCCTCGTTGAGTGCAGACAGTGCGTTAATCTCGGCGCTTGCTGTCTTCTTCATAATATAGACGTTTTCGCCGCCTTCTGCCTCGAACACTTGTCCGTTATCGCCCCGGAACGTTACACCACCTTGTGCATGGGAGCGCCCATATATCATACCGCCCTTTGCATACTTCTTGACTGATGTGTTAATTTTCGTATCGGGGTCTTTCTGTTTTGCAATCGTAGCGACTTGTTTCATACCGAATGCGATAACAACTGCGGCTTGCGCAATACCGAGAATACCACCCGTGGCGAGAGCTTTTGTTGCGCCTAAGTAAGTATTTATTGTCGCTTGAACAACGCCAAATGCCTTACCTATAGCACTTTGCTCCCCTAAGAGTGTTGACATTTGTCCTGCAAGTCCTGCGGTCATTGCCAACTCTGCATTAACGCGTGCCTTGGTGTTCTCCTCCTTCGCCTTCTCATATTTGGCTTGTATCAACGCGGTGTTAGCCCCTATCTTCTCGGCTGCTTCCATCTCTTGCGCGTATTGTGCATCGAGTTGCATTTGTCGCATGTCGTATTGGTTTGTTGCTTCGGCCATTTTCAGCCCCAGCAAGTTCTTTGCGTCCATCGCTTTTCGTTCTTTCATTAACTCGTCCTGCTCTTTTTGACGCTGCGCCTCCAATTGCTGTACGCCCAAATTAAATTCGGCCTCTTTGTTGGCGTATTCCTGCTTTGTGATGAGGCCTTGTTCGAGTCTGTACTTTTCAAGCTTTAAACTTTCCTCTACGTATGCCTTTTCGTTTTCTATCTTCGTTCCTATGGTATCGTTTTCCAGTTCCCTAGCTTTCATTGAAAGTTGAAGAGCCGTTAACGCGGTTTCCATCTGCTTAATGGTTGCCTCTTGCAAGGCGCGCTTTTGGTTCTCCGCGTCCTTCGCTGCCTTTACTGCGGCCTGCGCCTTCTTGGCCTCTGCCGCCTTGTAAGCTGCTTCGTTGGCGTCTATCTGCGCCTTTACAATACCGCTCGCTTGGTTTTCCAGCTCCTTTCGTTGCGCTATATAATCGGCTTGGCGCGCTTGCAGGTCTGCGAGTGCTTGCATCTCGGCGCGTCTGTCTTCCTTGCTTGTGTAGCTCAACTCGTTTTGCGCCTTAATTTGATTGTACTTCTGCTGTAGTACGTCTATCTCGGCTTTCTCCATTTGCTTAGAAATCGCGATAGCCTTTTGCGCTGCCGCGTTTCGTTCTTCTGCGGTCTTCAGCTGGTCTCCCACAATGGTACGTTGCGCTTCCAGTTCTCTACGCATCGCTGACAGCGTTACAAGGTTGTCGGTTTCTGCCTCGTATATTGCCAGCTCCTGCTTGGTGAGTGCTTTGGCCGCGTTCGCTGCCTTAGTGGTCTCCTCGGTAATCAGACCGATAGACGAAAGCAAGTTAACAACCTTTTCGCTCACCCACTCGAAAGCCTTTGCGACACCGCTCAACATGTTGGTGATGTCGTCGAGTATCCGGGAAAATATAACCTCAAACGGAGCGAATGCCGCCTTTAGGTTTGCCGCCATCTCGTTATTACGTTTCATTAACTTTTCAATCGTAGACACGAGAACCAATATAACAGACACTACGGCCAATATCGGGTTAGCTTTCAATGTAGCGTTAAACACTTTTAAGACGTTAACACCACCCGATAGGGAGGTAGCCATAGCCGCAGTAGCCCCCGAAAGCCCCTGCGTGCTGCTCATCGCTTCTTGGATGCTCTCCGCATAGTTACCTACGTTCCTGCGGTTATCACCTACAGCCTTTTCCATGTCCTTAAGGCGGTCGCTTATTTCCTTTGTCTCGGTCACAAGCTTCTGCCCCTCCTCGGTGTTGTTGCGCGTCGCTGCGCTCATTGCATTCAGCTCCTTAGTGTTCTTTGCAAGCTGCGCACGGAGCGCGTCTACGCTGTCCTCTTGACTGTTTAAGAGTGTCGTGTTCGTCTTTATCTCGCGGTTATTATCGGAGATTGACGCGTTGACATCTAACAATTGCTTTTTCAATTCTATTTGAGCCTTTGCCGCATCGCCTACCGCCTTTTTATACTCGTCTTGGCCGATTGTCCCGGCCTTGTACGCCTTGCCTGCCTCGTCCAACTGCTTCTTTTCGTCCTTAAGCGCTGCCATTAGCTGGCTCTTTGTTTCTGCCAGCTCTACGGACTTTGCTATAAGAGCGTCCAACCCATCAAGGGCGGATGACGTATCAAATGAGAGGTCGAGTAGAGTAACTTTTTCTGTTGCCATAATCCAAATTATTAATTTTTAACTGCGATTAACGTAACGTTCGCATTTCCCGTTGACGGGTCCCAATTGCTTAACGTTCTAAGGTAAAACCAGTGGTTAAGCTCACCTACGAAATAAAGCGCGTCGGACTTCATTTTCTGTATATCGAAATATGATAGGTTCATTTTAGCCGTAACCTGCCACCCGGGGGAGAAACGGTAATAATGCCCTGCTATCGTAGAGCGATATCCGCTTGCACGGTTGAAATAGTTATCGGGTACATATGCACCGGCGGAGCTGGCAGACCTAATCATGGAGGCGTATGGTTTTTGTGCGCCGGGATTAACCGGGAACGCGCTCTCGCCTACTGTCTCCTGCGTAGATATGGCCCCACTGTAACCGCCTACCGTCTGTTTGATTGAGCCTACCTGCACTGCGTATGTTCTTGCAGCGCCCGCGGCTTCTGCAACCTTTATGCTTGATTTGTCAATTTTCCCTGTCCAGTCAACCCGGTACGTAGAAATAGTAGACGGGTTGATAAACGGTTTCAGTGTCAACGAAAACGGTTTGGACTTAAATTCATACGTCCAGCAAAACGCTTTGCAGAATGCCTGCACAATACCGAAAGGTGTATCAATACCCATTGTTTCTACCAAGTCCCAAGCATACTCTGGGGCTGTAGCCGAATTAATTCTGAACGATATAAAATAAGCTTCTGCATTCGGTACGGTGGTAATCGGTGTGCCCGAGTATACCCCCGACACGGCGGAGGTTGTAAAGCCGAAGTTCAAATCGCGTGAAGACCTCGGGGTAACCAAACATGATGTAGAACCCGGGTTTTCTGGGTAGTACGGGTGGTTGCCGTCGGGTCTTACCGCACCGCGCTTAAATGGCAAAGCGAATGTACCGCCGTTACTCCTAAGGTAAACGGTAGAAGGCGCGGAGGGCGGAAGGACGATAAACGAATCGTCGGTAAACCTTAAATCGAACTCGGAGCCAGTCATGTATGTAAAACACGTGGCAACCTCGTTGCTTTCCGCTATCATGTAATTGGCAGAATATACGGAGCCGTCCAGTCCATCATGCGCGCCTTTAAAAACCAGCTGGCTCTCGGCGTCCTTGTAATCGCCTGCCTTTTTTGTGACCCGGTCTGCGATGTATGACATAAGCACGGGCGTTGTCCCGTTTTTCGCGTATAGTGTAGGCATAGTAACGCCGTTAGGGTACGCGTAATTAAGGCTGTCTATATACGTCGAAAACTGATATGCCGGTGTTTCATATTTAGGTATCGCCACCACCGGGGCGCGCAATGACGAAAGCTTCGATATGTTTTCTATCAATTCAAGGCTATACCCGTCTTCGTCTGCCGTTACACGTACACGGAACAAACCGCTACCGAACGGAATATTGAAGCCCCCGAAATACAACTCCGCGCGGTACGGGGATGTCCTTATGAACTTTCCCGGGAAACGTTCGGAACGGAACACACGGTCGTTCACTTCTGAACGCGGTATGTTGATTGTCCCGGAGTAACTGACCGTTTGCTCCGTGAATTTTAAAGGGTCGGGGTTGTTGATAGTCAGTTTCACCGAGTTAGCGGTTACACCGTCTATCACTTCGCCATTAATTCGTATTGTTAAATCCATATTGTTAAGGTTCTATAATTTCAAACTTGCATTTAAACGCTGCTACTCGTCCCGTTGCACCGCCTTGTATGTTCAGCGCGTTTGGGTTCTGTATCGTAACGCGTGCCCACTGGTTAGTAGCCAAAGGGAATACCCCGGCAACCTCGCCCGAACGTGAAAGCCAGTACAGCGCGTTTTGGTTATCGTCGGTTACTACTACGTTTATCGTAACGTCGTAGGACAGCACACGGTTGCCGCCCGAGAAGTTAACCAAGTAAGTAGGCACGATACGGTATTGGTCAAAATACATCGTATCATAAGCCCCTTTGCTGTTGAGCCATCGAAGCGTTACCCGTTTGTTGGGGTCGGGGCAATACGGGTACTTACGTTCAAAACGCGCCCATCCCCAGGTAGACGCGTCGTTTGCGGTTCTAAACTCGCGCGTGGGTAGGTTGTCGTTGATAGGTGCGGTAGATTGCTGCCATATCGTAGACTCGCCCACCCCGTTAACACGAACCCGTAGTCTACCGTCCGAGTTTGCAGTAAGCTGCCCGTATCGTAGGGCAAAGTTAAACGGTTTACCCGTTAACGGACTGTTAAGGAACGAAGCGCAATTAAAGTCCACCTGGTTAAACAGCCCGTTACCATAGTCCGATAGGTTGCGCGTGCTTGCCCATGTCGCAAACCGCCCATCTGCTAAAGGGGCATGTATAACGTTAATATTAATACTCTTCAACGTACCTTCCGTGTATAGTATTTGCACGGAATCCACGAAGTCAGTAAACCCGAGACCTGCGTTAATGCTCTCTGTTATGCTCGGTGTGGCTGCTGCCATCACCGACATATCCAATACCGCGCCCTCGTATGGGGTAACCGTAGCCGTTGCCTTCTGTGCGCCATTACGTGAAAAGATAAGGGCTATACTGGTAACTGAACCAACCTGTTCCAAACGTATAGGACAATAAATACCTGCACCGATACCGACTAATGTCATGGAGCCAGCTGCGGTTGCAGTTAAGTTGTTTAATAGGTTTCTTATAATCATTGCTTTTTAGTTAAAATGGTTAATATCTCCGCCCTTACTATCCGGGACACCTCTACTGTGATACGTTGCACCCTCTCGGGGGTTAGTATAGAGCTTGCTACGCCTCCTTCGTTATGTTCGTTGGGTACTTTAATACCGTCTCGCTTGATAACGTATGCTATCGCGTATGCCGCTTCTTCGGGTATGTCCGTCCCGGCGTTCGCGTTCTTGTCTTTAATCCATTGCTTGATGGCAGAAACGGGTGGGAAGCTGCCAGCCGCCCTCCCGTCTTCCATCTGATAGATGTATGCCGGGCTTTCAATCTTAACGCCGCCTGCATACTCTACCACTTCTGTTTCCCTGTCGAAGCGACCCGAAGCGTTAAGCCTCATGCGATAGTAGTTAGCTACTATCTCGTCGCGTATCTGCCTAACCAATTGGGTAACTTCCTTGTTCATAGTTAAATATACTTAAACCAGCTAAAATGTTTCCTCGTCTTCGGGTAGTCTACGTCGTGCTCGTTGCCGTAGGCTTCCTTTTCAAAACTCATGCGGTCATATGGCTTGTCGTTCGGGTTGCATGGCTTCTTCTCGAAGCTCCAGGCGAAAAAGCGAATAACGTACTCAATACCGTACCACAAGTAAAACGGCACATACAGCATTTCGCGCATCTGCATCGTGTGAATGTGCTCGTGTCTTAACGTCTTTTCACTAATAACCGCGTTACCACGTACGAAGAGAACGCCGAAAAGGTTAATAGCCTTGAAGCCCTTAACCGGGATAAAGTTGTTCCAAATGATTTTCATATTCTTTTTGTTTTTAAACAGTGCACAAAAGTACGAAGTAAACCACCAGAAAGCAAACGGTATTAAGTTCACGCCCCGTACTTGTAAGCGTCGAACGTTGCCTCCCACCCCGATTTGATAGTATCGTACTGGTTCTGTACTTTGGCGATACGGAGCGAGCCAATCTCGTAGCCGCATATGAAGCTCTTAAGCATCTCATGCAACAGTAGGTCTGTGCGTATCAGCGTTGCAATCTCTACTGCATCGTCTCGCATATAAGCCGATGTACCCATACAGCGAATTACTACCGTGTATGCGCTGCTGTTAGGTACGTTCGTGTCTGTATAGCTTCCGCTTGTTATGTCAAGCGTAAAAAAGTCGTCGCTCAATTCGTTAGCCGCTACGTTCTGTACGGCGGTATCCCCGAATATCAGCGTTTTGCCCAGTGCTGTAGCACGGGCGTTCGCTGTGTTAATTATTGTTTCAAAAGTCATAACTACCTATTTTTTCATTTGTTGTTTCTTCATTTCTCGCTTCTCCTTCTCTATCTCGTCGTTACGTTTGGCGATGGCAAGCATAGCGTCCGAGTAGTTGATTTGCTTTGCGTCCTCAAAGCTACAGTGGAAAAGCTCGGCGGTAATCTGCACAAGCCCGAGAAGGTTCTTCGCTTGTTTAATCGTCTCATCGCCCGTCAACGCGCTTTCGCCGCCTGGCTTCATGTTCTGGAAAATCACCTGTTCCAGGCCATCGGCTATTTCCAGCTGTTTAACTACGAACTTGTCAAGCTTTGCAGCGTCGAGAATCGTTTCGGGTTCGTAGTTATCATCAGTCCACGCCTTGATACGCCCGTTTGCGTCCTCTGCACGGCGCGTTTCAAGCATAGACCATAGGGTTATACCCTCAATGTCCCTAAGTCTGTACACGGCTTTCCCATTGCGCGTAGCGACTTGTGAAGGTCGGCAATACTTAATCATATCCTTTAGCAACTTCTCCTCGTCCTTGGTTATTCGGACTGTTCCGTTTGCCGGTAGGTTAGCAACTCTTAATAAAACCTTTCGGTTGTTAATCGCTGTTATGCGATATATCCATTTCAATATAAACTTTTTCATTATTTGGGTCTGTATTTACGTATCAAGAAGTCCACACCGTAACGGAGCGCATCAAGTGCGTGGTTCCACGCGTCTATTGCCTCGTTGGTGTATGTGTCCGATACTTCGTCCTTAATCCATTTGTAATTGTCCAACTCGTCCAGTAGCTTGACCGAACGCTTTGTTACGTGCAACTTGAACTGCTTCACCTGGGCAATGCCAGCCGCTACGGAGCCTCGCCCCTTAACACACGGTATTGCCTTGATACGCTTCTGCTGTAGCTCCACAATACTCTTTTGCTCCGCACTATCGCACACCGTTATCACGCGGTTCAGTGCATTGGCGTTCAAGTAGTCCGCTATATGGCTATTCAGTAGACCCTGCTCATAACAAAGTAGGTCTACGAACAAGTCCCAGCCCTCCATGCGTATGTCGACAATCGCGGTTGGGTCATTCACGAACCCGAAGTCAAGCCCCAGGCATCTACCCGTGTAGGTTTCCGGCATATCGTCGATAACTTCATATTCGGGATAAACGTTACCCTCTACGCCGCCCGTCAAGCCCTCACCGTACACGCGCCACCAATTGGCATCGTCCTTGTTCTTCTCGATGGCTGCCACTTGTTCGGGGGTCAAGTACGGGTTATCCTTGTACGTTGAATGTATGGTAACGTATCGGTCACCTACGAACTCTGTTTCGCCCCAGAACTTGCGCACGGGGTTGTAGTCAATGATAACCTTCTTACGCGTACGGATATCAAGTTGCCTAAAGATTTCACGCGGTATGCTTTGCGCCTCGTTTACGAAAAGGATATCACGTGCAGGGCCGTGCACCTTCCCGGCGTTATCGCACGAGAAGAACTCTACTATTGTGCCGTTCGGGTATTCGTAGGTGCTTTCTGTTTTATTAAAACGGCTCTCCTCCCAATACCCCTCCGCGGCTACCATCGCCTTAAAGTCACGGAGCATACCACGTTTGACCATAGGGAACGTAGCTGCCACACACGATATAACGAGCGGTTGTGGGTTGTTAAGCGCCAGGATATGCAGCATCTGTAGGGTTGCCCATGTCTTACCGCTACGTGTACCGCCTTTAGAGGCTACACCGCGTATCTTCGGGTCTACGAAAGCCGCCAGTATCTTTTCAAAAGTAAATGTAACGTTCATGCTTATAAATGTTTAATGCCACAAAGGTAGTGAAAACCGATGTGGCATTGATGTTTGATAGAGTTTAAGCCGGGAACATGACGCGTAACACGTCGTTAACCTCGGCTTGTGAAAGCTCCTTGTTGAAAATTAGTAGCTGGCGGAAACCCATTTGGGTAAACGCTGTGTTTCTCTGTGCAATATATAATTCGGCTGCTTTAGCACCCGTACCTACTATGCCGCCAAACGGAGTAACGCTTCCGTCCGGGGCGTATACGTTACCGCTCGTTGATATTCCTACACTGGCGTTAGGTATTGCTCTTGGAGCATTCCGAATATAGGTGAGCAGGGTTTCCGTGACTTTGCGATTATACATGATGATGTTCAACCCGTGAATTATCCCGGCGCCTGCGTCTACCGTGCCCAGCCAGTCAACATCCCAAAAGACGGTGAACCTTTCGGGAAACGCGAATGCCGCCGTGCTGGCTCCATCGTCCACACCGTCGAACTGTAATGTACCGCTAGCCATCGTAGCTCCCGTTACGGTCAGGTCAGGGGCTTTGCCTTCCATTGTGGCGGTATTGGGTATCGTGGCTAAGGCGCCGTCCGGGAATGTACGTGCACCCCACCTGCCTATTAAGTTGTTGTCCCATATGGGGGGGGGTGTACGACTATCGCCGATACCCCATTTTGCGGTTAGCCCCGATATCTGGAACGACCGCATACGTATTTGCTTGATATCAAATCCTCTCATAGGCTATTGGAGTGTTTCAAATGATACCTCGGTGCAATTGTCGTACGATACGCGTAACTGCTGACCTACTACCGTGCCGACTACGTTAAACTCGGCTACGTTACTAAACACGAACATCTCGCTAATTTCGCGGTCTACCACCCACTTTGTGCCGTTGATGGAACGTTCAAGTACAATCGTACCTATGTTCGATACTTCAATCTGGAAAGCGATATTATCGCCTGTTGCGGTTACTACCGCCGAATAAGTCTTTGCCGTAAAAACTGTTTTTAGTTAAATTATTAAATTCCCCCTAACTTCTGTAGGTTCTTCACTGCGTCCTCTGAAAGTACGTTAACCTGCATAGCCTTTGTGCCTGCTTCCTTGCCGTTGCTTGTAACGTCTTTAAGGTCTCGTAGCCCTCTAAGCTTCGCCATGTAGTTAGCGTCAACCACACCGGCAAGCGCGCTCTCGTCCATATCGGTCGCGATGAGTTCGGCGATAAGGGCGTACCCGGTCAATAGGTTAGCCGCGTCTTCGTTCCCATCGTCCGCCAGCTTTTCAAGCCGTGCGCCATTCTTCTTGAATGCTTGTAAAGTCCACCCGATGAAAAGGCAGAAGCCCCCGAGCGATGGCGCGCGCTTCTTCTCTATAGGTATCTTTTGCCCTGCTGCGTTCCCGCCCTTTAGGACTTCATAAGTAATGAAGGGGTTCCGCGCGCAAAAGTTCATGTACTCGGCTACGTAATCTACGCACTCCTCTACGGTTGTCAACGTGGCGCCTTTGCAACCGCGCGTCTGCACGACTTCATAAAGTTCCTTGCACTTCTTCAAATCGTCTTTAGGGGTCGGGGCTTTGCCCGTCGCTTGTCCCCTGGTAATTGCCGCTTTCGTATCGGGGGCGGCTTCCTTCTTTTTTCTTCCTGCCATATTTTTGTTATTTGGTAATAGGGTATCGCGCGTGTGTGCTCGCGGTCTCTTAAAGAGATGCGCGAGTAGTAGACCAGTAGTTGGGCTAACCAAGCTATTCACGTCGCTTTCAATCATGGCACAAAGGTAGGCAACAAATCGCACCAGACCAACCAACGGGCAGTTATGCCTTTTTCACAAATAAAGTTTACAAATGAATTATATTTACACGGTTGAACATGTGTGCACGGTAACTACCTATCGTTCTGTTAGTTACAAGCACCTGCACAGACACACATTTTTTTTTCTAAACTTATATTTAGAGAATAGTATATTTCACACCCTCCAAAATACACTTTTCTCCAAAATAATGTTTTACCCTCTTTTTACTGTGCATCTGTGTATTTACATATAATGTATTATAATATAAGGAGTTAGACTGCACAGAGACCTGCACCGTAGGGATTTTTTACTGTGCAGCTGTGCATAAAATATGTTAATTTTTGAGGCTCTTATTTCTAATTATAAACAAAAGCCCAAATCTGACATTTTGTAATCAGATTTGGGCTTTTCGCTATCATTTGGTTTGTCTAAAGGCTTTCGCAGAGGGCACTATCATACTGCTAACCCCTATAGGTAAACCGCTTTCATTATGTCAATTTCCACCCGAGTGAGTCCCGGTGCCAGTACCACGTTTGAGACGTCCCGTTCTTGAACGTTGATACCCTTTTTATCCTTCCGTCCGGGTCAATTCCGTAGGTTCTTGATATGTCCTGCTCGTTTCTTTTCTCCTCCGCGCGACGTGCCTCGTCTCTGATAAGGTACTGCCTTTTATTAATAGGCTGCTTATATGTGAAGTCCTGGGCGGCTACATACTTTGCCAGCTTATCAATCCATCCGTTGCAAAGATTGGCCTCTACATAGCCACGCCCGTACTTATCCTTTGTCACCCCGGCAGTATAACCGTACCTCCGTATGAACTCCCATATAATGAAGGCATGGCAATTGAGGCATACCGCCAAATCCATAAAACTAACTTTCTTCATGCACAATTTCTTTAAGTCTTATATACTTGTAGTATGCCCCGGCGCGCGGCTTCTCCATAAACACGTCTCCATCTATGCCCTCTAAGCCTTTGGGTATGTTCCACGCGCCCACCTCGTCCGCCACACTCTCATGTACTTCTACTATAATCACGTCTTTTAGGCTCGTGTAGCCCACTACTCTAATACCAATAAGGTATTCCACTTCGTCAACCTTTGCGGCTGTCCTATCGCCCCATTTAAGCTTATGGGGTAGTTTTGGTTCTTTAGTCATTTCCTTAATCTTGTTTTCGTTAAACACTCCATTACTCGTCGTACTCCCCATCTATATTACGGGCCGCAAACTTTGCCACACACCACAAACCAGTTACCAAACCGGCACCTATTGCTATTCCAAATAAACACATTAATGCTTCCATACTTTTTCCTCCCATATTTTTGATGATACATTTTCTAAACCGTCTCCCATGCTCACAAGCTTCATACCTCCGTGCTTACCACGGATATAAGCGGCTTGTACATTGCCGTGCTCGTCCGTCGAGAATTGGATACCCCGTACGCCTTCATGCTCCTTGATAAGCCCGCCTATCGTTCTGGGTCTCGGGTCTACCGGCTCGTGCGGCACGTCCGGTTCTACCAGCGTCCCGGTGTTGCGGTATTCGTACGATGTAAATTCCTCTTCAGATACGCCCATATCGTTAGCGCCCCAGGACTGCCAACCGTCCACGTGTTCGACGCCTAATATCACTCCGTGCATGTGTCCCCATAGTCCAGACATGCTGCCCTTAATTCCTGCGCCTTTTCCAGTAACGCTGATGTCCTGGCAAGGGAATCCACCGCTGATGATGTTAACAAACGGTGGGTTTTCAAGCGTTCTAATATCTCCATATACTGTATGTCCATCTCCAAAATTTTTTTTTAATTACTTTCGTTTGATACTTTTCAAATTCACAACTCCATTCAGTTTTTATGCCTGCAAGTGCGGCACCCAAACCGAACCCCTCTATTCCGCTAAACAGCGAACCGTGCGTTAATTCTCTTCTCATTTTTTACTGTAGAATTCCATAAGTTCTTTAATACTCTGCATAAGCCCGTCCTGCGTCTGTTTCTTGCCTTCCAGGGCTTTTATTATCTTCTCGTCTACCGTTCCAGTAGTCAATATGTGATGTATGGTTACGGGGTACGTCTGCCCCTGGCGATATAACCGGGCGTTGAACTGCATGTATAGCTCCAGGCTCCAGGTGTTACCGAACCATATAAGCGTATGCCCACCTTTTTGTAGGTTAAGCCCGTGCCCAGCACTCGCCGGGTGCGTTATCAGCACTTTAATATTCCCTGCGTTCCAGTCGGCTATCTGTTCGGGCTTCTCCAGTTTGACGGGCTTGTACGCCTTCAGTTTCTTCATTATTCGGTCGAGGTCATGCTTGTATGAGTAGGCGACCAATACGGGCGAGCCGTTCGCGGCCTCCACAAGCTCCTCGAGTTTCTCTAACTTCTCATCGTGCAGTTCGATAACCTTTCGGTCGGCGTCGTATATTGCGCCGTTTGCGAATTGTTGTAGCTTATTGGATAAAGCCGCCGCACTTGCCGCACTTATCGGTTCGTCCGAGTTGATAAGCCCCAATACTTGTTCCTTCTCGAACTCATTATACTGTGCCAGCACTTTAGGGGACAACTCCACACGGTCGTATATGTTTATGCGGTCGGGCATCTTCAAATAGTCCTCGGCTGTCATTGAAATGGTAATATCACTTATTAGGTCGCTTATTAGCTTCTCTGTTTCCTCCTGCGGACTTTTGAGGGCATAACTGTAAACTATATCTCCGTTCCGTTTATCGGGCTTAAAAAACCTATCTCTGTACGCTGTAATTGATTTACCGAGACGTTCACCCTGGTCTATCAAGTACATCTGCGCAAATAGGTCTATTAGCCCGTTTGGCGACGGTGTACCCGTCAAGCCTACTACTCGGGGGATAAACTTCCGAACCTTTCTAAGGGCTTTAAAACGCTTTGACGCGTAGTTCTTAAAACTGCTTAGTTCATCGATAACAACCATATCGTAGGGAAGTTTAATACCTCCGTACTCCATTACCAACCATACAATGTTATCACGGCTAATTGCATATATGTCCGCTTTCTTCTCGTAGGCTTCCCGGCGCTGTTTAACCGTACCGTCTATGACTGATATCGTCAAGTCCTTAAGGTGCGCCCATGCTTTAATCTCGTCGCTCCATGTAACCTGCGTTACTTTCTTCGGGGCAATTACCAGGCAATTAGATATTATGCAGTTATCCAAAAGGTCTTTGATGGCGGTTAGGGTTGTTACTGTTTTGCCCAAACCCATATCAAGGAACAACGCGCAAAACTCGTTGTCGATAATATGCTGCACTCCCTTTACTTGGTATTCATGTAATTGCTTTCTTTCTAACATAACATTGCTTTTATCATTGCTAACTGGGCGCTGAACTCATGGAGGGCTGCCGGGGTTATATGTCCTATTACTCTGTCGTAATCGGCAGCGCACTTGATGCGCTGGCCGTTGATTACTATCTCGGCGTGTCCCGCGATACACTTTAACTTTAAATCTATATAGTTTACCATAGCTTTATTACTTCATTAATTTTGTTTTGTAAAACACGCAAATGCTTTTGAAGTCCTGCTCATCCGATACATATCCCAGTGTTTTACGCGAAAGGAAATTAACGTCTCGGGTGACATCCTGTTGCAACTGCTTTAGAATTTCCTCGGTGTTACCGAACTTATCATCACGGACATACAGCGCACCCGATTTGATACCAAAGTACATACCCAAACGGTATTCAATCTCTTCTTTTAAACTTCTCTTTTTCATGATTTCTGTTTTTAAAATTGTCCTTCGTAAATAAATAATCTCTCGGTAGCTTTTTTATCGAGGCTAATGCAATTCTGTATTGGCTTCTCCCAAATTGTAATAAAGTCGTCTGGGGCTTGATATTCGGACACGTAAACTTTATGACCATCGTAAACACGCTCCCGACACCACTGCCAAAACTCATCGTGGTCTATACCGTCTGAATATCCTGTGGTACCCATATATGGGGGGTCGCAGTATATTATGGACTCCTCGGGTATCTGTAGGCCCTTGTAGTCCCCAGAGCGAAACTCTACGCCCTGCAAATTGGGTATCTGCTTTGCTATGCCCCTCGCAGCCACGGATATGCTGTCTATATGCCTGCCGTCACTCCTCCAGTATGCGCCGGAGTAGCCACCAAAGAATTTGCCCCTGTAAGAAGCCACAAACCCCACCCAGCCCATAAAACCAATGTCGTATTTGTCAGACCCCGAACGAAAACAGTCCCTAACATCATTATACAGTTCGGGGTCTATTTGCTCGGGGTAGTTTTCCCCGGATAGCAAACCTACAAACATAGCTATCAAATACTCGTTGTAATCGTTTGCTATCCTGTTTCCCGATACCTTGGCAGTCACATTGCACCCACCGCAAAACGGCTCGACGAAATACTGCCCTTCTTTTCTATCTGCCAAAATTATGGGCAAAATTTCTTTTGCTATTCTTGTCTTACCTCCTAAATACTGCATACTTAATTTTATTTTTTAATTCGATACTACAAAGATAACCCTTTTCCCGGTACGCTGTTTATTTCCTTAACATTTCTTAAGAAGAAACTTATCGCCGAGTCCCTACTTTCCAAATCATCGATAACAAATACTTTGAAGCCTAAAGCCTCCAACTTGCTGTGTATCAGTAGTTGTATCTTGGTTGGTTTCTTACCCGTGGTCTTTATCTCGGCAAAGCCTACATACCCACCCTGGCAAAGTATCATTCTATCCGGCAAACCTTTTATAAAGGTGGATAATAGTTTTATTACCCACACTTTTTTTGTTCGGTTAAGCTTCTCGGAGAATGTACGCTCTAAATCTTTTTCACTTATTATTTCCTTCATTATTATAACGTAAATTGAGTTGCTTTATTTTCTAACTTAGAAATGCTTATGAACTCGGGGTACGTCCCGTCTGCACGTTTTGCCGACATATTGCGATAGGAATACGTGTCCCCTTTCATACCGAAGTAGCGGAATAGCCGCCCGTCGCACGTTATTATATAATCGTGCTTCTCGTAGTTCTTACCCGTGTACCCTATCTTTAGCGAGCTTCTGTGATTGCCAAAAAGGTTGGTATACTTTAGTTTGAACGTTTTTGGCGGCAGGTGCGTTTCCCGGGAGTAAAGCCATTGTTCTAACCCCGAAAGGTCTGCGTATAGGTGGTTTCTCTCTGCGTCGACACCCAAGTACATATAGGGGGCGTTACCAGTCATGAACACCGAGTAACCGACATACCTACCGTTCCACTTCGTTCCCTCAGTATAGAACGTTGCTGGCCTCACTGTCTCGTCCATGCAAAATACCGTTGTATCGTCGCTTTCCTCGTCCTCTACGGGCTTTTCTGCCTCGGCTGGTGCAACTACCTTGGTTTCCTTTGAAACTTCCTTAGATAGCTCCGCAATGCGATATTTGCATATGTGGATAATCTTTTCATAATCGAGCGTCCGCGCCTCGCCCTCTTTGGTACGTAATACGCGTTTCACTATATCCGCGTCCCAGGGGTTAAGATTATATTCTTTCCAAATGTGCCATGGTTGTATAACATGTTTTGAATAATCGGACTTGCCTACGTTGTAACTCTGTACGTCTTCACTTGTTGACATAACACAATATTATTTTATTTGTTTTGAACTCATTTTTATAAAACTCCCGTGCTTCCTTCACGGTTGGAAACACCCCATCTCCGGGGGTAGGATAATAAGAAGTACGTTCCCCTTCGTTTACTGCGATAACTTTTAAGATAGTAACCATTTTAATTGTTTTCTAAGTTAATACACTCCGTTAGTTCTTGCATGCTCGTTTCTGTGAGTTGGCGCGTGTAGGTCTGTCCCAACATACCGATGAACGGTTTGCCATCCACGTACATGATGCGCGATACGTGTTCAACGTTGATAAACTCTACTTGCAATTCACCCTTAACTACGAACGTCAGTTCAATAAAATTTCCACTTTTCATAATCTTTTCTTTTTAAAATTGTATATACAAAAACACTTCCTTAATTTTCCAACGCTTCAACCATTCTCCTAAGCTCTCCGCGGCTTACGGATATACTGAAAACCTCCGTTAACTTCTCGGTGATAACCCAGGTACCATTAAGTTTTTGGAAATACGCCTCGTTGTTGCTCGGGTTGTTGAGGTTCACCGTCTCGCCCTTACCGGGCTTGTATTCTGCAAGGCTTGCAAGCGTTACCGCCGCTTCCTCGGGTGTACCTAAATGGACTTTCATTATATACCTTTCGGTCTCACGCGTTATCGCCTCAATGGTTATTTCCCCATTGGTATCAACCAATTTGCAAACGCCCATGCGGAAGGACTTTAATACATCGGGTTTACCTTGACTTGTAATCTGTGAAAACATTGATACACTTGTAAGAATTAACACTGCTAATACTACTAACTTTTTCATAATCTTTTGTTTTTGAATTGTTGTTATATACTATATACTATAAACGTTTTGCGGTTTTAAAAGGTTCACCGCAAACCTATTTTTTTTATTGTAAACTTCTGATTTGTCTTTCCAACAACCGCGCCCGGCTTGCTTCGTTATCTGCGAATTCTTTGTTTCCATTGCTCTATAATTTGTTATATGGTTGACTATTGATAAACATAAGGAACTCATTTGCTTTATCTATTTCCCTTTGGTAGAAATCAACAGCCTTTGTTGCTTTCATATAGATTGGATTGCCTCTGCCGTCAATAAGGTAATAATCGAAACCATATTTTTCGGCATCTTCTTTCGTATCATATATGATAGCCTTAGTATTGGCAACGGCATTTTTAACAGTAAATGTAGTGCCATTTGGTCCGTCTTCTTTGCCGACGCAAACATGATTTTCACTCTCAACAATCCAACCATTCGGATTGTCATTTCTAAGAAGCTCCATAGTTCTGATAGCTTCTTCAATCCGTTTCTGTAAGTTTTTCTTTGCTTCCATTGCTGTTATTTCTTTCGCATTGATTTCTTTGGTGAGTTCTACTGTTGCTGTCATAATCTTAATTTTTAAATTGTTATTATTTCCTTTTGACATTACAAATATAGGGTTTATTCCAATACGTTGTATCTTTCATTAACACTGTTTAAGAAATAAATCTCATTTAGTTATTCTGTTAACAGTTAGTTAACATTTGGGGGCTTTTACGCCCCCTCTGTTATCACTCGTTAACAATACGCTCATATCCTCGTGCGCGCCCGATACCTGCGACGGTTTTTCCATTCGCCGCTCGCTGCCACCCTTGTGCCTTAGACATGATAGCGGCTATTTCGCGGCTTTCCTTGGTCGTTACGCGCCCTACTTCCATCTCGAACACGTCCGTAGCAATCTGCATAATAGACACGAAGTCCATCTTTTCCAGTGTAAAGTCTTCCGGGTCTATCTTTGACGCGTCGTATTCTCTAAAGTACATGCGCCTTTCATTCACATACATACG